ACTTTTTTAAAGCCTTTATCCACTATCTCTTCTGTAAACATTCCTGTAATAGATAGAGTTGTAAGCCTCTTAAGGGGTAGGCTACTATCTTCTTCTCTCTTAAAGAGTTGACCCTTAGCATAGAATCCACCACGCACCAGCTTTGACTTTCCTCGTTTGACTTTTACTTTAACGAATTGTCTTCGACCCCTATAGCGTCCACCCTTCCTATTTACAGGAACTTTTTTATATGTTACTGATGAAACAAACTTTGCTAAACNTAGTCTAGGAGATGAAATAGTAATTTCAAAACTATTATCATCTCCTTTTGCTCTCTTTATCTTCACTTTACTTTTAATATCAGAACTCTTAATATTATATTCTGCTCTAATATCTTTAGCAACTTGTGTATTAAACCGTCTACCCTCATCATTGGCTGTTTGATTCAACACTTTATTTATGGTTTTTTTATCAAGAAGTTTCAAAACTTCGTCATATCCCTCAAGCTCAGCTGTAAAGTTCATCATCCAACCTAATAATTAGTAATAAAAATCTCACCAAATGGAGCTTTTAATCTCTTAAATTTCACTATTGCTACTCACTTTCTTTATATAATTTCTTAACAAACTCCTCCCCAGCATCAGGCATTAAGTGAGCGTACCGAAGCGTCATTTTAATATCAGCATGATTCATGAGCTTTTGAATTTTGTCAAGAGGGGTATTGTTAAGTGATAAATGAGAAGCGTAAGTGTGTCTAAATGTGTGCATCCTTACTTTTCTTTTGTTTTTTTTATCAAGTCCTTTATTAAAAATCGGCTCTAAAAATCTAGTGAACGTATTGTAAAAAGTGTGATAACTTATTTTTGAATCTCCACCAACAATATACCCATCATCAATATCAATCAATGCATTATATAATTCTTCATTAATCGGATTCGTGTAACTCTTATCTCTCTTTACATCTCTTATCTCTATTCTCATATTTTCAAAATCAATATCTGATTTCTTCATATTTAAAATACTTCCAGCTCTTGCACCTGTATGAATACCAAGCAGCACAAATCTTTTAAAAAATTCTTTCTCTCTACATGCTTCCAAAAGTTTATTTATCTCACCTTGAGATAAAAATCTAGTCCTGGTATTATCAATCTTCATCTTTTTCAAATCCTTAAATGGGCTATACTCAATAATTCCTTTTTTAACACCAAAATTAATTACAGCTGTCAATATCCCTACAACATCATTGTTGTAAGAATCTGCGACTTTTTTATCTTTTAATTTTTTCTGTAACTTCGTAACATCCAAATCTTTCAAAGACATAACAACCACATCATCTAAATAGGAAATGTGCTTATTATATTTTTGTTCTGTTTTCTTCCAAGACCTATTATGCACTTCAGCCCATTCAAAATATTCTAATGACAATTCTCCAACCGTCACTAAATTAGAATGAACACCTGTCCCAAACTTTCCTTTATCTATCAATTTAGCTCTTTGCTCAAATGCTCTCTTTTCAGTCCAACCGTTTAACTTTTTACCAACAGGCTTTAACTGCTTTTTGCCATTATTTTTATAAGTCACATAAAAAATTATTTCTTTGGTTTTAGCATGGTCAACAGGATAATAAAGTTTAACTTTTGCACCATACCGTTTAGAGTTGGTATAACCTTTTTTTACCCCCATCGTTTACCCCTAATAAAAATAGGTAAAAATGAAGCAAACCCCCAAATATAGGGCATACCATGGAGTAATATAAGAAAACTCTTACTTTTCTTTAATATTTTAAACAAATGCCCACAGTTAAGGCATTTGAAAAGGTTTTCATTTTTCACCATTTACCCCTATTTTACCCCCAAACACTTTTCTAATATATTTGCTATATAACCTAACCCCACCCCACAACACAAATACATCAAAAACACTACTACCAAGAGCCACCAATATCTCTCTAAAATACCTATCAGCCTTTTCATATTCACCAATACTGCATAAATAATCATGCACCACAACAGCAGGTAAATAATCGGACTTATTCGGAGGATAAAAAGACCAAAATACCCTTGGTATATCAGCCCCATTTGTCACAAACCCAACAGGTACTACTACATCTTTATACCTATACTCTTCCAACAAAATATATTTATGTTCGGGCAGAGGGGTGATAACTAAATTACTATAAAACTTCATTTGGCACTTCTAAGCAGTATAGAATTTCTCAATGCTCTATTTGGTACCTGCTTTGCATAATGACTATTCAACAATGCATAAGAAGCCCTAACGTACTCTTTTTGCTCTATCAATCGCATAGTGTTTTTGAATTTTTTAGCAGTACCAATGCCAACGTTAAAAATAAAATCCATCAAAACAATTTGAACAACGGCTGGTGTATCTCTCCACCAAGCAAAATGCTCATCAAGTTGCCTAATCACATCCGACAAATCATCTCTAAAAATTACATCAATAGCTTCATCAGAAATCGGATTGGAATCTAAATTATGACCAACTCCAATAGTGTTCGACCCAGCAGAACAACGATACATCTTATTTATGCTGCTTTCTTCTAAAATTATTTTAGCTTTCACACGTCCATAAAGCTCATCATCAATCCCTATCACCACCAAACTCCTCATTAAACTTCTCAGCTTGTTCATTCATGGCTCTCAATCCCAAAATGAATCCTTTCAAACGATTCAAAAGATACTTCACTTTCAAATCATCACCCTCTTTGATTGCTCTAAAAGTCCCTATCTTCATAGTTACATTTTTATCGACAATACTTATAGCATCCCTATCAATCCTATATGTAGGAATCACCATCGTGCTATTAACTTCTATTGTCTCTAAGCGAGGCAACAGAACATCATCACAAGGCACACACTCTTTACCTATACATCCAATCATAGTTAGAGCTATTAAACTCATCAGCAACAATCTTTTCATCTTTAATCTCCTTCAATCTTTCTCTATACCCATCAAACACACTTTCGTTTTGGGTATTGAATTTCTTTACTGCTCTCTCTTTGCATTTCGATAAATCAACCTGAACCAATGCAACTCTCTTTTCAAGCTCATCTATCACTTTAAAATGAAACGTATACACCAGGTACCAAACCAAAGAGCCAACCATAGCCATACCAAAGAGCCAACCAAAAACCTTTCGACTACCGTAAATGAAGCCCAAAACATTTAACCCACCAATCACCCTAACTCCTTTGCCTAAACAGTGCATAAAGCACAACTGTAACCGAAGAAACATCACTGATAACAAAAGCCAACTCCATCTTACCATACAAAACCAAAGTGCTACAAATCGCATAAATAACCATAAAAAGAGACAAAATAATTTCTCTTTTCCATACCCCAGTTTCTAAAAGAAGAGCCAACAATGAAGCAAATATCAAAGGAGTTATAGTAAATACATTTAGATTCCCAAAGAGTATATTTTCATTCATTTTATTTTTCTCTCAATCCACTTTTTNAATACCATGGGAATAACTTTAAGCACAAAATCCCAAATCGGCAACACATACCAGCTGGTCAAAATAGAAGCCAAAAGCCAAAAAGAGTTCAGTTTTCCNTCAACCACACTTTCACNTCCCAACATATAAGCAAAAAACTCATTCCCAAAACGNAAATAAATCATAAAAATCATCGGCGTAAGGATAAATCCAAACAACAGAGCCTTTAAAAGCTCTCCTATTATTTTAAATTTCTCAATGGACTCAATCCTATTTTTAATAATTTCATGTATCATCCCCAGCAGGGAAATCACAGCACCCAAAACACCCAAAAACAGATAAATAGGGTCTTGGCTAATCACCATACTGGCAAACAGGCTTGAACCACTCAACAGCCCACCTGCTTTGGTTGCAGCAATTGTCAAATTGGTCTCTATCATGGCTCTACTTTCTATAAAAAATTATTTTTCATAAAATATTTAAAATTTAAAGAAAAGTTAAGAGAGAGATTTTGAATATATATAAAAAAATTTTTTATACAGTATTGATTCTAACCCTATTTTTTTTAAGAAATAGTATAAAAAGCGAAACTAATAAGAAAATAACTTAATAATATAATTTAATCTTGGTACAATAGTTATTATTAAGAAAGTGAATTAGGAGATAATTTTGAGAGAAGAAGATTTACCAAGAAATATTAAGACAAAAAATTCTGAAAGCCTATACGTTTCAGAATATTCCATCTTTTATCTTCGGCAAAAGATGGCAGATTCAGATCAAAGTAACAAAAAAGCAATAGGAAAGCAATTAGATAGACTAATCCTCTCTCAAGACGACTTCAAAGAAACGATAAATAGCTACTTTGAGCAAAATAAGCTATAAAACCATAGTCGTACAAAAGTTTGCAGGACATAAAAACGCAAATACCACCGAAAGGTATCTTGTACCAAGCGATGATGATATATTTTCTGCGATTGATAGCGTACGGTAAACGCCACCAATCATTATTGGACGATTGGACT